AAAACCATCTAGATATCCCGGTGAGTTTAGTAACTGATGATAGTGCATGGCTAATAAAAATGTATCCAGATCATCCTTTTGATCAAATAATAAAAACCCATGTAGGCTCTTCTACAGAAAAAATATTCTATGACGGTTCATTAAGTTCAAAAAAACTTGAATGGAAAAATGTTACTAGAAATCAAGCATATGATTTAACACCCTATGACAAGACACTAGTATTAGACAGCGATTATATTATTAGTTCGGATATTTTAAAACTTGCATTGTGTAAGGACGAAAGTTTTCAAATTTATAAAAAAAGTTTTGATATAGCAGGCTGGCGAGATACAACATCGTTCCAACGCATTAATGCGTATTCTATTCCATTCTATTGGGCAACTGTTTTTGTTTTTGAAAAGAATGCAATAACGCAGGCATTTTTTGATTTAGTTTCATACATTAAAGAAAACTGGTTATATTTTAGAGTTTTGTATAGTATTGAAACAACCACCTTTAGAAATGATTTTGCATTTAGTATTGCAATACACATTATGAACGGTAAAACTAACGGAGAGTTTGCAGTTGAGCTTCCGGGAACAATGACTTACATACATGATAGAGATGTATTATTAAAAATTGTCGAAGATAAAATGAATTTTTTAATTGAAAAGAAAGATCATTTAGGTGAGTATATTGCAGCTAAAACAACCGGTATTGACGTGCATGTAATGAACAAGTATAGTTTAATTAGAGTTATTGACGGAGAACAATATGTCTAAAGGATTTTTAGTTATTGCCGAAAACTCCAAATCGACAAATTATGTTGAACAGGCTTATGCCCTTGCGTTAAGCATTAAGATGAGTCAAAAAGAAATTACTAGTATATCATTAGTAACTAATAATAAAGTTCCTAAAAAAATAGCAAAAGTATTTGATCAAATCATCACAATTCCTTGGACAGAGAATACTATACAATCAAGATATGCTGTAGAAAACAGATGGAAATTATTTCATATTAGTCCTTATAATGAAACAATCGTATTAGATGCAGACATGTTAATGTTGGAAGATATTAGTAATTGGTGGAGTTATTGTAGTAATTTTAATTTAAAATTTTGCAATCGTGTTAAGAATTATAAATTAGAACCCATCCTACGAGATACGTTTCATAGAAAAGCATTTAATGAAAACGGACTAACTAATCCTTATTTTGCATTACACTACTTTAAAAAATCTGAGCAAGCACTTAATTTTTATAAAGTTTTAGAGTTTGTTTGTAATAATTGGGAATGGTGCTATGATAAGTTTGCACCGGTAGCATACCAAGATTGGTTGAGTATGGATTTAGCATCAGCTATAGCAATCGAAATCACAGGATACCACGAAGCAGTAATTGATACATGCAGCCCTTTAGATTTTGTCCATATGAAATTACCTTTACAGGGGTGGGAACTTTCACCAGCATCGTGGCAAGATACTGTTCCCCTTGTGTTGAATAGCCGTGGCGAACTGATTGTTGGAAACATTAAACAAACAAAACTATTTCATTACGTTGAAAAAAACTTTATATCAAAGAAAATTTTATCTAGATTAGAGGAATTGTCTAATGTCTAATTTAACTCATTATGTTTATTATGATAAAAAAAGTGGATACATACATTCTATTGGAAATGAAAAAGATAGTCGGTATGAGCATGGTATTCGAACTACTTTTGAAGAAGTAGAAAATTTTCTTAATCTTAAATGGAAATTTAAAGATTACGTTGTTGGTTATAAAAATCAACCAGATGGTACATCAATACTATCTATAGTTCCTAGCACCGACCAAGGGTTTGCATTTAAAAATAATGTATTTGAATGGATTACAGAAAACACCAACGATGCTGAATGTATAGTAGTATGGAATGGATTAAAAAAAGAATGGCAATTTAGTTTAAGCGAAGAATTTAAAATACAAAGTGATAAAGTACTAACGCCTAAACTTGTGTTTTTTGTTACGTTAGAAACTGATTTTGATTTTTTAATTAGAACAATTTTCATTGATACCCAAGATTTGCTTTCAAGCAGTTATTTGCCAATACCTTTTACAAGCACAATTGAAACTAAAATAGATAAAATATCAATATCGTCAAAATTGGTATTTCAAACATACAAATTAAGGATTGTACATGAGTAATATAATCAAAATTATTGATCAAGATATTATCTTCCTCAGTTATGATGAACCAAATGCTGAAAAAAATTATGCAGATTTGTTAAGTAAAGCACCATGGGCTAAACGAGTTCACGGAGTAAAAGGCAGCGATGCAGCACACAAGGCTTGCGCTGCCTTAAGTGAAACAGAGTATTTTGTTACAGTAGATGCAGATAATATTGTAGACCCTTCTTTTTTAGAAGTAGAGATAAACTTAGACGCATTAGGGTTAACTAGTGAGAATGTGTTTAGTTGGTGCGGTAAAGTCCATGTTAATAGTTTAATGTATGGCAACGGTGGACTAAAACTGTGGACACGTAAATTTGTCAATGAAATGCGTACACACGAAAACAGTGATCCCAATGACACTAAGGGCTTAGTTGAGTTTTGTTTTGACGACCGGTATTATCAATTTAATGAAAATTACAGTGAGAGTTTTACTAATGCTACCCCATTCCAAGCATGGAGAGCAGGATTTCGAGAAGGCGTAAAAATGTCCTTAGACCAAGGCGCCAAAGTAGGAGACCTTAAAAAAGTTTGGTGGCAAAATTATCATAGATTATTAATTTGGTGTAACATTGGCGCAGATGTTAACAACGGACTATGGTCAATATACGGGGCAAGAGAAGGGGTATACCTTACTAATTGTACTGATTGGGATTATGCCAATGTACGTGATTTTGATTGGCTTACTAATGAATGGGAAGAAAAGTATAGCAAGATTACTGATAAAATGTTGCCTTATGAAATATCCAGTTTAGGCGAAACACTTAAACATGAGTGTAAATTAGAATTAGCAGATTCAACATCGGATAGTTCAAAATTCTTCAAAACAGTTTATAATAACACACCGCGAATTATTCGTAAAAGATAATGTACGATATTATTTTTGTTGGTAATGATGATGAGTCATTCGCTAATTTAAAAGAACGTTTTCCAACAGCCAAACGGGTAAATGTAACTACTACCATATCTGATGCAGTTATATCTGCAAATAAAAAAGCCTATACAAATATGTTTTGGGTTATATGGGACGACATTGTTATACATCCAGATTTTAAATTTGATTTTAAAGTTCCTAAGTGGGACGAAGAATATGTTCATGTATTTCGCAACAGTGAATATTTTGACGGAGTTTGTCTTTTTCCTAAAAAGTTAAATGTTAGTAATAGAGAAATAGAATATAGATTTTTTAGAAATAAAAAAGAAATAGATATAGAAGCAAGCACACCTAAGCGGTATGAAATTTTTTGTATTGATACATACTCTCAATATCTATCAATTTTAGAAAAATCAACAACGGATATGTTTTGGGTTGTATGGTCTAATCTTAATTTACAAACTGGCTTTAATTTTGATTATTATATTCCATATTACGATTCCTTTCACAAAAACATTACTCATGTATTTAGGAATGGTAACTTTTACGATGGTGTTTGTTTGTTTTCTAAAAAAACTAAAGTATCCGAACGTGAGTTTAATTATCGATTCTTTACAAACAAAAAAGAAATAGATATAGAAGCAAGTAAACCTAAACCTTTTGACATTGTGTTTATTAGTTACTTTGAATCATTTGCAGAGCAAAATTACAAAGCATTAGTGGATAAAGTTCAGCGTCATGTACATAGAGTTGACGGTGTTAAAGGAATACATAATGCTCATGTGCGGGCAGCTGAACTAGTTGAGTCTGATTTATTTTGGGTAGTAGATGCCGATGCAATACTAGAACCAACGTTTAATTTTGAGTTTCCACAAGTTGTTTATCATGATACTTATACTAAGTCTATTGTTCATGTGTGGACTAGTCAAAATCCAATAAACGATTTACAATATGGTAACGGTGGTGTTAAGTTATTACCACGAAAATTAACTTTAAACATGGATCTGTCAAAGCCTGACATGACTACTAGTATATCAGCATCCTTTAAAGCAATGCCAGATATTTCAAATATCGCTGCATTTA